CCCATTTCGGGGACTCCATTACCACACAAGGTGATTCTATGTCTGATTCCTACTCCGTGTCGTCGTTCTTTGCTTCTGGCAAGCGGCTGTCTTTGGACATCAAACTCCATCGGCGTAACCGTCCTGCCATTGCTTTGTTCGACATCGAAACTGAATCTCACGATCAGTTTCTCACACAGTATAGGGACCAGGTAGAACCTGCCCTTGCTGTGCTCCTCGAGATGGAAAGGCGTGACGAAACTTTGTATGTCCTTCAACAGGGCATTCAGAATTACAACGCGCTTCTTTCATCAATGAGGAGATCCATATCCAGCTGCGATGCTGGGCAATGTGACTCTGTTCTTTCGGACATTGTCTCATTGTCACGTCTAATAAACGTGATCTGGAAGTAATGTAGTCCTTCGAAATGGGATAGTTCTCTGGGTCTCCAGGCTGATCACCTGGTCTCCCTTCGCGTCTTCTTGCTCCAAGCCGCGATGGGTTATAATCCATCGTGAGCAGGGAGATAGGGTTTTGAATCCTAAACGCGATAAATCTCGGAAGAGGCAGCTGAAATATAAAGGTCCTATCCAAGTGATTGGAAAGGATTTTCAGCTCCATACCTTTGTTCGCAAACGTCCTGTCTTGCGCAAGCTCGGCAACGATCGTAAACGAGCAATCGGGTTCCCCTTTGTGGGACGGAACAAGACTCTTAAAGTCAAGTATCCGAGGGGACACCTTCCGATAAGCCGGATAGGCGGAGTTATGAAGGATCAACTCCGTGACTTTCCGGGCGTACGCGTTTTAACTAACGGTAATTACACAACCGGTAGCGTGACCGTCGTCGAACAGCGTGTGAACGACTTTCGCGATTGGTTACGGAACGTGTCGTCGACTAGAGGGGATCACAAGCGACCCAATAGTCAGCGCTTCACCCATACCTTGCGTGCCAATTATGAAGGTGCGACGACAAACGTCAGCGGAGCTAGTTATAGCTACGTGAACGGCGTCAACGTGCAGTCATGGACAGACGTGGTATGGCCAGCATTCCCAAACTCAACAGTGTACAATAAGGCGGTTAGCCGTCTTTATGATCAGTTGAGAGGGGACATTGATCTGTCGATTGATTTGGCTGAGTCTCATAAGACAAAGTCAATGATGCAACAGACAGTGCGTGCGATGGGAAACCTCGCACAAACGTTTCGTAAGATGAAACGGTCTAACCCCCGTGATTGGGGGAATCTGTGGTTAGAGTTCACTTATGGATGGAAGCCGCTTGCGACTTCTATCTTCGGTGCTGCTCATAAGTTAATCGTGGGCCCATCAGGCCCTCGCTTTCTTACCATTCGTGCAACTTCGCAAGAAGTTGACAAGGATGGAATCACAGTTTCTCAAGCTTCTTTTGGGGCAAACAGTAAAAATACTGTTGCTGCTTTCCACAGCAGTCGCTGCAAAATTGTTTGCAGGTATGCCCTTCTTGGCTCGAGATTAGATGAGCTTGCAGGCATTACAAGCCTGAACCCCGTCTCTATAGCTTGGGAGCTTACTCCCTACTCTTTTGTTGTTGACTGGTTTGTCAACATCGGAGGGTATCTTAGAGACTTCGAGAACGCTTGTTTGTATCACTCTGATTTCGTTGACGGTTACGTCTCGGAATCTGCCATCGGTGTTGCTAGTGGCGTCTTAAGCGGCTCAGAAACCGTTTTCGGCACCACTAGTACCTGGTCTGGCAAGGGGTGGGAGCGTACAACGGAGAAGAAACGGACGGTTTTATCCGCCACGCCTCTTCCGCGTAGACCTAGATTTGATCCGCATCTAGGTTCTTCTCGGCTAGTCAGTGGAGCTGCGCTCTTGGGACAAATGCTACATTCCCTTGAGCATCCATCTGACAGGAAAAGTAGCTTTCCTGCTGCATCTAAGAATTTCTCTAACTGGTCTAAGCTGTGGGACTTCAATCCCATAACAAAGCTCAGGAAGTGATTTCATTTGCAGTTCTTCTTTATCCTTGAGCCTGACACCATACCGGTGTTCTTGTATGGCTCTACTCTGGAGTATTTTCCATGTCAGCGGTCGTTAACATCGTTCTGAACGACGCACAGGGGACCCCTGTGGCTCACACTTTCATCCCCCTCGGGCCGGATTCCAAAGGCGTCTGGTGGTGGGAGGATCAAACCGGTACTGCTTCGATTGCGTATAATCGCATCTCGATGCAGCTGGTTCGTCCCCTTCCCGCCGCTGCCGGACAGAATTCGGACACGCGTGTCAATCGGGTCAAAATCGGGATTCATACCCCGAAAGTGGAGGCGTTGGGAGTTTCGGATTCGGGATATACTCCGAGTCCGACCATCGCCTACACCCCGCGATGCAACATCGAGTTCATCATGTCCGAGCGTGCGCTCCTCCAGGACAGAAAGGATCTGCGGAAATATGCAGATTTTCTGCTGGCGGAAACGCAGCTGACGAACATGGTGGAGACCTTGCAAAACGTCTTCTGACGTTTATATAAGGAAACCTCTGATGTTACATAACGAGCTGGCTCGTCTAGGCGAAGTTTACTTCGCTCTATGTAAAGCAATTGACACTCCCGTTTCGCTGGGAGCTTGGTTAAGGTTCAAGCATAATCAGCTTGCCCTAGCCGAGATGGATATAAACCCAGCGAATTACCTTGATGCTGAAGCTTTTCGGCTTGACTATGTAGTGGTCTCTTTTCTCTCAAAGAATAAGGGACTCGCTACAGGGTTAGACCTTGAAGCTGAAGCACTTCGGAAATTCACATCTTCCGAAACTCAATGTGCAGAATCGAATCAGCGGATCCGAAAGGCTCGCAAAGAAGGATTAGATTCCTTCACTTCTGCTGTTTTATTTACAGCGAAGAGAAAAATTGCGAAGCTATTAGGACCGTTCAGTCTTTTCTGTATCGAGTCAGGGTTTGGGTGGGGCCCTGGCGCTACCTCCGACGTGAGTCGTCGTAGTGCCTTCGTGGATACAAAGATGTGCAAGCTTCCCATTTCGGTTACCCGTCGCGCGCGCGAGCTCTTCGCTAGCGTCGTAACGAACGACCTTCATTGGTCGTCTGTGATCTTAGGAGTAGATGTAAGATCCATCGCTGGGCCTTACTGCCTACTCGATAGCGTATTCGACCTCACGGAAGAATGCGTTATTGACACGGTACCGAAGAACGCGAAAACTCACCGCGTTATAGCCAAGGAACCTAGAGCTAATGGCTTCCTCCAAAAGGGGTTCGGCCATTACTTCCGTCGGCGACTTACTCGTGTTGGAATCGATCTGGATGACCAGAGTCCTAATCAACGTGGCGCACAGCGCGCCTACGAAGACGGTCTTGCAACCCTTGATCTTAAGGCTGCTAGCGATTCCATGCCTATAGAGCTCGTTTTCGAGCTCTTACCTTTCGACTGGGCTATCGCCCTAGATGCAGTAAGGTCTCATAAGGCAAAATTGCCAAATGGGGAGACGATTACTTTACAAAAGTTTTCGTCCATGGGTAACGGGTTCACTTTTGAACTCGAGACCTTGATCTTTTGGGCTATCACTAGCTCAGTAGCATCTTTTCTGTCGGAAGGGGCAGAGATTCTGGTATATGGTGATGATATCATCTGTCCTTCAGCGATAGCTGATGAGGTTATTGCTTGTCTTGCTTTCTCTGGGTTCCTAGTGAATAAGGACAAGTCCTTTATCACTGGGAGCTTTTATGAAAGCTGTGGCAAGCACTACTTCAAGGGACAGGAGGTTACTCCCATCTATCAGAAAGAGGACATATCACACGAAGTTGACCTTCTTCGGTGTGGTAATCGCATTATCCGTCTGGCTTACCGATTTGGGACAGGCTTCCAATTACTTGGAGATCTGTTTCCAGCTTGGTCTACCGCGTGGAGACATGCAGGCCTATCCCGGCGTTTCCAAATCCCCTTCGGGGAACAAGGGGACGACGGGTGGGTCCTGCCTGCGAGTTACTTTGACGCCCGCCCCCAAGATGTGAATCTTGGGTTAAGGTGTCAGGTATTAGCCTCTCCTATCAAGCGCCTCCCGGCGTGCGATAGGTCTCTGTTGGCTTGGACAATGCGGAGAGGTGTTGTTACCGAATCCCCTTATCAAGGATTCGTGACCTCTTCTCCGGAAACCACATTGTCCCCTCTGCTTCTTCGGAAGCAGCGCTGGGTCATGCCCAGCGGGGAGTTTGGCGTGAGCTGGTAACGATACAGCCACGTGGAGGGTGAGATTTCACCTACAAAGCGG